GTCCGGCAGGACACCGTTATAGTAGCGCATTGCCTTGGGCGAGAAGACGGTGCCCTCACGCTCAATCGGCTCTCCCATGTACTGAGCCATCCAGGACGCCATGTCTTCGTTCTTCTCAAAGGAAGCCCGTCTCTGGTGATAGGTTTCCGTGCTGAAACCCACCCCGTACGCATAGTCGAAGTTGGATTCATCGTCATCATTGAGAGCAGGGATGTTCACGACACGGTATCGATGGTTCGCAAACTTCGGGTCCTCCAGGGTCGCAAGCCTTTTGCCAATCGGATCTTCAATCGACCACCGTGTACCGCACCAGAGGAGCTTGCATCCCTCGTCCAGCTTGGCACGGGTGAGCATATTGTTGTCCACCTTGCCCCAGGCAGTGGCAAGCCTGTCCTTACTCAGCGCTTCCTCGATACCGGAGAGCAGGTCATCGGAGATAAGAATCCCTCTCGCATCACATGCCCCGTTCAACGTGCCGTATAAGGAACGACAGGTCAACGAAGGAAAGTGCTTCTTGCGGTTAATGTCCACCAATTCATCCTTCGCATCCGTTCGGGCCACACTGGCATTCGGGAACACTTCATTCCATGCATACGTGTGCGGGTCCTGGATGACCTCAAGGACACCGTTGTAGAACGAGTTTGTAAGAGTATCTGAGTATGAACAATACAAGTTCGACTTCTCCGGGTGCTTGCCGAGGATATACGTGACGAACATAATCATCAGGGTTGTCTTCCCTGTACGGGGAGGCTGTGAGATGAACAATTCATCGAGACGGTCGTTTATGAGGTCGTTTATGGCATTCACGATGGGTGCTAACTGCTTTCTGCGGGGCAGGTAGAACCGCTCCTCCGGCTTCCTGTTCCACTCCAAGACTTGCAGGTACGCATCGAAATCATACGGTGCCATATAGAGCATGATGTTATGCAGGAGCGGATACGCCCCTGAGACAGACTGAAAGGACAAGGCCAATGCCCTGTCCCTTGCAAGAGAAATGATTGCACGGTCATCTGTATTCCTTCCCATATCGAACAGGAGCTGTACCTGACGAACGGTCTGCAATCCTGTCGCAATAAGGGATTCGATGATTTGGCGATTAGTCAAGCGGGTCCACCTCCAGTATCGGGGCATGTACGCCGGGAATCCAGCCGGAGTTGTAACGGGCGTAGCCCTCGTAAAGCTGTTTGTTCATGAGTATCGAGCGGATGTTCTGCGGGAGGAAGTCGTTCCCCTTGCGGTTGTGGCAGTGGGTTGCGTTGAGCGTGTGAGCGATCTCAGACAGACCCTTGCCGAGGGAGCGGAGTTCGAATATCTTCTGCACGATGGGCGCTTCCTGCGGGTCGGGCACAAGCTCCCGGTCACGTACGAGGTATCCGAAGGGGGCTTTGCCACCTGTGTATCCTCCGGTTGCGGCCTTACGCTCCCTGCCCATTGTGGTACGCAGGGTGATGTTCTTCCTCTCCATTGCAGCCACATAGGAAACAATGGACTGAATGACCGGAGCGAAGTCCCCGTACTCACCGAATTCTTCCTGCGTAGAGATGAGCTTCAATCCTTTCTTCTCCAGAGCGTAGTAGAAATAGAAATAAAGCTTGACCTCTCTTGCAATCCTATCATTTTTGAAGACGATGACTGCATCTATATCCGGCTGATCCTGAAAGAGAATCTCATTGAATGCCGGACGGTCATCTTTCACTCCTGAAATATGATCCTCTTTCCAGGAGACGATGGCGTAATTGTGGGTGTGGGCATAATCGAGAATGGCTTCCCGCTGCGCTTCCACTCCATATTTATCTGCTTGCTGTTCCGTACTGACACGGATGTACCCAATCGCGTTTTTCATAACTAAAATCCTCCTTACAGTGGATATTGTACACTAAGAGTTAAACTTAGTCAAGTGTCTGTTTAACTTTAGGCAGATTTTTTTTCTGGAGGGAGCGGAGTTACTTCAGTTACTTCAGTTACTTCAGTTACCGGACGTGGGGCGTGACCGGAGGGGCCTGCTTCACCGCGGTAAACTGAATGGAGAGTCTGTTTAAACTTTTTTGTTTGTCGGGTGCTCGTGGAAGTACCCCGGCCCGGGCGGAGGCCGGGCCGATCTTCCCCCAGGGTTACCCCATAATCCCAAATTTTCGCAAAAAATCAAGAGAAAAAAGAGGCCACTTTTTCATATAAGTCATACCTATATAGCCATAAAGGCAAGTGAAAAGCAAGGAAAAAAGCCCCATTGCAACGGATACAAAAATAAGTAAGTGATATAACATCAATTTGCTGCCTTTAAATTTAATCAAGAACTTGTTTATTGTGCAATCCGTCAATTGATTGTAGATCGACAGGGGAGGCGATCTCAACCAGGCGTAAAGCGAGCCCCTAGAGAGGCATAAAGCGAGCCCCTAGAGAGGCATAAAGCGAGCCCATAGAGAGGCGTAAAGCAAGCCCCTAGAGAGGCGTAAAGCAAGCCCCTAGAGAGGCGTAAAGCAAGCCCCTAGAGAGGCGTAAAGCAAGCCCCTAGAGAGGCGTAAAGAGGCAAAAAAAAAGATTCGCTATTAGCGAATCTTTTTCCCTGTTATTGCATCCTCATACCAATATCTGTAATACGTACATTTTGCATCGCACCAATGCAAGATATTACGGAAAGAATCGTACGGAACGTTATAGATACCTGTCGGTTTCTTCTTCCTAGGCTCATAAACTGTAACTTCCAATTCTACGAATTGATACCCTGCCGAAACTATCCTCTCCTCTACTTTCCAATTAGGAAGGGCGACGCCCTCCGCTACTACAGCTTTCATTACGATGTCATGTACACGGCTCATTTTTATATCCTCCTTGTTTGTTTGTGCCCCTATTATAGCGCTAATTAACGCTACCTGTCAACAGGTTTATACAAAAAAAAGCCCCTGTTAGGGGCTAGTTATCACTTTGTATCCATTCCATTTGAGCGTCAAGTATTCGTGTATGTTTAGGGGCTCGCCGTCTATCCTGCTGTAGTCCTCTCCCGTTTCTTCCTCCCATTTCGGGAGAGTGTAGCAGGGATACATCCATTCCTCGCAGAGCCATGCAAAAACAGCTTTTTCAAGTGTTCCATTTTCAATTGGAGTACAGGCCCGCACATACTGCGGAAAGGTAGCATGATTGTCCTTGTAAAGCTCGCTGTTTTTCCACTCACTATATAATTCCTCACTGCTCACTATATAACCGTTTTCATCCCTATAAAGGCTCTCTATCATTGCTTTATCCTCCATTATTGGAGGCTCTCCGCTACAAGCGCGGAGAGCCGTAAAACCGTATTTACGACAAACAGACAAGCCACAAATTCTAGCATCGCTGTACCCTCCCTTACTGATGCAGGTCGATAAAAGAGCTCTCGCCGTGGGCGCATCCATGCCCGCTATTGATGCATACTTGACAATTTCCGGGACAATGCCATTTGCAAGGGGCAATGCCTACGGGAGAGGGGCGACAGGTGAAAACAGGAAGATTAAACGGGTTATTAATGGGGATATATTCTCCTGTCTTCTCATCAAACCAAATGGAAAACATGACATGCAGATTGCCAGGAAGCGCGCCATTTTCGCGGATGTATTTATTAACAATTCCGTACATTTTGGTATATGTCCAAAATGTCCAATCCTTCTTAACTTTTGCAATTTCCACCATTCTGCAAAAATAGTCATAATCTACTATTTCGCCGGATACATGCCATCTGAAATATTTGTGTTTGCATCTATCGGACAACTTAGCGAGGACTTGAGCAAAAAACAAATCTCTATCATATCGGAGGATTGCAAGGTTTTTCCCCCATGCAAGCGAGACGTTTTTAAACCGGAGCGCGGAGCTTATCGCGTAACAGTAATGCTTGCAATGCTTGCAATTGGCACAAGTTACAACGGGAGGAAGGGAAACAGACTTGACAGCCCCTAGTTTTTTATTACCGTTTGAAATGGAGATGCAGAGGGAAATTCCCGCTTGCAATTGCGAGAGAAACAAGTTGACAATCACCGCAATAATGGCAATCAGCTTTTCAATGGTTTCGTTCTTGTATCCGTTACGGATTGACAGATCGGTTTTTTTCATGGTATAGT